GAGTAATAAGGAGGTCACTATGGAAACGCTGACGACGATGCGTTACAAAATCGACATCGACAAAATCAACGAGCTGGCGGTGGACGCCGCGTTTGGCGAGAACCGTATCAAGGTCAACGAGCAGGGCCTATCACCGTTCGCGCTGGAAGCGAAAAAAAGTTCCATCGCAATCCAGGAAGCGGCAAAGCTTTTTGTCCGCGCCGCGCTCAAGGACATCCTCGTCAGGCACGGGATCGTCACGTCCGGCCAGCGCCGGTACGTCGAGCAGATAGCCATCGACGCTATCGCGCGCGGAGGTGACTGCAACGACTACCTACGCGGTTTCTGCGAAGGGGGTGGCGTATGCTGACAAGAGAACAGGTCGAGGAGACATGGCGTCGCGCCGTGTCAACGTTCGCGGAGTACTTCACGCTTTCAACCGGATTCATCCACGCGGCATCCGGCACGATGATGGAGGCGACACAATGGTCACCTGCAAAGAATCTTTTAATTGTAAAATAATTTGATTTTAAGTCTCCTCCAAGGGACAATGGATGCAGGTTTGGAACTACAGATGAGGGTAGCTAATGGATGTAATCTGTATTAGGGTCCGATTCCCTTTCTGCATAATAAATTTAAAAAATAATAAAATATTTTATCGGAGGATCATATGAGCAATTCTCTTGACAGAATGATAATTAAAAAAGCAAAAGAATATGTGGATCAGGAAGTAAAAAATCTATGTTTACTGGAACAGATCGAAAGAAAAGAAGCTCTGAAACAAATGGAAAAATATTATGATGAAAAGGGACTGGGAGATTTTCTTTATTCATTTTCAGTTGAAATCTCTGAGGTGTGTTTTCATGAGTGGATAGATATAGAAACCGACATTCACCAGCCGCTTCAGAAAAAAGTTTTTCAGCTGGTAAAAAGCGAATTAAGGAGTATGAGATGACTACAGAATCATTATTAGTTCAAGGTTCATCTCATTTAAACCATGCACATCCACGAAAAGAAATTAGACAGTATGGATTGCAACTATTAAAAAATCACCATGAGCATTTGAAAAAGGAACATTATAAGCAGTATGAAAAAATGATTTACAAATCCTCCTATAATTATAGTAGGAGATATAATCAGGAATTTGAAGACATTTTATCGGAGGCTTGTTTAATTTATTGTGAATGCCTGCAAAGATTTGATGGAAGGAAAGCTTCCTTCTCTACTTTTCTTTCTATGTCTCTTAATTTTAGACTTGGAAATTACTGTAAAAGGAACAGAAAAAGAATTCTTGAAACAGAAGAATTTATTGACACAGAATTTTTAAAAGAGAATATCGAATTTTCTTTTTTCAAGGATTCTCTGAGTGAGAACTCAAAAAAAATAGTTGAATTGGTTTCTGATCCACCTATGGAATTGTTTTCTTTCTGTAAGCGGGAGGATGAAACAAAGTGGGCATTAAAGATAAACAAAGATGTTATCAGCAAATATCTCTTATCCAAGAAATGGAATATTTCGCAGATAAGAAATTCTTTTGCTGAAATAAAATCTAATTTAATTTAAAATTAAGATTTCTGATTATAATATTAGTATAAGCATCTTTAAGGAAAGGAGGGTATATGGATACAGTGAAAAGCATCACTGAAGGGTTGAATGCGGAAGGCCTGAAGGTCACTCCTGAGATGGTCAGGATGGCAGCGAAGCAGAAGGGTTTTACTCTTGCTCGCGGACGTAAGCCGACTGAATTCAATTCCAAGGATGCGGCGAAGATCAAGTCAGCTGTGAAGGCATTTGTGAACGGCTGATTTGAAAAGGGCGTGTGGTGTAAGATGTGCATGATTTCAAATATTGGCGCAGGTGCGATTCCTGTCACGCTCTATAAAAATCCAACACCATGCAGGTAAAGGTGAAATGGTGCCTGATCCCGATTATGTCGGACATAAGACAGGGCTACTAAATCCTGCTTTTTCTTTACAAAGAAGGACAATATGAAAGCAGTAAAAAGACTGACTGAAAATATTTGCACCATCTCATTTAGTGGAGACGATTTTTATAAATCATTAGAGCAGGTGAGGTCTGTCTTGGGAGCAAAATATAATCCAAAGAAAAAGAACTGGGAAGCTCCTATCATCAAACAGACCATAGAGAAACTTGCTTCATTTGGTTTTGATATTGACATGGGGATACTGGAACAGATTTGCAAGAAAGAAGAAGTGAAAGAAATAATTATATCGGATGATATAAAAAAAGGATTGTTTCCTTTTCAGGCTGAGGATATAGCAGCAATTGAGAAATTTAATGGATCTGTTTTGATAGGAAATGAAATGGGAACTGGAAAGACAATTGAAGCTCTGTCCTATCTGAAACTGCATCTTGAATTACGTCCTGCTTTGATTGTTTGTCCAAATTCTTTGAAATTAAATTGGGCAGAAGAATCAAAGAAATGGATATCGAAAGAAAAAGGAATTCAAGTTCTGTCATCTAAAACAGAAATAGATTTGAGCAATTCTATTTTTATTATTAATTATGATATACTGGCAAAATTTGAAGAGGAGCTTATTCAGATAAAGCCAAAAATAATGATCATCGATGAGAGCCACCGAATAAAAAATAGATCAGCAAAAAGAACAAAATCAGTAAGAGCAATTGCAAAAGTGAGTGGTAAATTTATTGCTCTCTCTGGCACTCCTATTATCAATAGGCCGGTTGAATTTTTCAATGTGCTAAATATTCTTAGACCTACTTTATTCAATTCATTTTATAAATTTGTCACTCGTTATTGTGCACCGAAATATAATGGTTTTGGCTGGAATTATAATGGTTCTTCTAATCTCGATGAACTGCATAAAATTCTTATGGAAACTTGCATGATTCGCAGATTAAAAAAAGATGTGCTGAAGGAACTGCCTGATAAAATTATTTCGATTCTTCCAGTCAATTCTTTTCCAAAAGAATTGAAACAGGAATATCAGACAGCAGTTGATGATATGATAATTACTATTAAAAATGAAAAGGGAGAAAAACAGAATGTTGAACTGATGAATATATTACATCAAATTGAGGTGCTAAAACAGTTGGCATTTAAAATGAAATTTGATTTGCTTGTAGAATGGATAGAGGATTTTTTAGAGTCAGGAAAGAAACTGGTTGTTTTCTGTAACCATCATTTTGCTATTGATGAATTGGTTAATAAGTTTCCGAAGCTGTCTGTGAAATTAGATGGAAGAGATAACATTACAGAAAGAAATTTGGCTGTGATGATGTTTATGAACGATCCTAATGTAAAATTATTTGTCGGAAATATAAAAGCAGCAGGAGAGGGAATAACACTGACAGTTGCTGACACCTGTTTGATAACTGAATTGCCTTGGACTCCTGGAGAATGTTCTCAGGCAGAGGATAGATTGCACAGGATAGGCCAGAAAGAATCTGTTAATATATACTATATGATTGCGACAGGAACAATTGAGGAGGACATAATAAATTTGATTGATACAAAAAGAAAAATATTAGATAAAACTTTGGATGGGATCGATACAGATCAAAATAGTCTGGTTGGTGAATTGATAAAAAGATTCAAGGAGTAAACACATGGAAAAGCAGACGATGAAGGTGATGTGGCACGGAGAAGAACGGGAAGTAGATGCAGTCCCGGTGATTAGTGCGCTTGGGAATTGGTGTTTCAAGGATGCTAACGGTATAGGGCTTCCAGCCGATGAATGCACCCTCGTCCCCGAGAAACCAGAGAACGACCTGGAGCGTGCGCGGAGGATTTACGAAAATCCCAATCACGATGAGCAAGATCTGGTGGACGCCTACGAATCCGCAATCTCCCGCCTGACCGCTGATGCGTGGACGACTAAGGTACACAAGTTGCCCGATCATCATAACCGGTATGGTCAAGCGTGGTGGGCAGACGAAAACATATCGGAGTTTGTATGTGAAAGGAGCGTGATATGAAAGACGCCAAGGTAAAAACCACCGTCATCAAGGCGAACAGGCATATCGGAAAGAGCTTTGACGATTACCTGAAAGAAAAAGGCGACCTTTACGCGGTAAAGATCGAAACGCAAAAACGCATTATCAAAATGCTCCGTGTCGAGAACGCCGATCTTCAACACAAGGCCGATCAATACGATTCGGTCGTGCGCGAGCTGAATGTTTCTGACGGCGGGAAGTTCCGCGCCGATACGCTGGCGACCGTGTTACGCCGGGTACGTGAAAACGAAGCTCTCCGCGCCCGCGTCTCCGAGCTTGAGCGCCAGGTGGAGGGGATGCGGAATTGCAATAACTGTAACATTTTACTGACGACTCGTTATGGATGTGGTACGTGCAAGGATTATAAGACTGGCAATTTACGTCGGTGGACCCCGCGACCGCCCGCCACGGGCAAGGAGGGATGAGGGGATGATGACGCTGGACCAGAAAATACAACGATCTTGTGCCCTCCTCTCCTCGAACGAGCCGCCAGCCGGATATTACGGATGCTTCTCCGGCGGCAAGGATTCAGTCGTCATCAAGGAGCTTGCAAGAATAGCTGGGGTGAAAGTGGTCTGGCATTATAACGTGACGACCATCGACCCTCCAGAGTTGGTCCAGTTCATCAAGCGGTTTCACCCTGACGTTGTTTGGGATAGGCCAAAGGAAAACTTTTTCCATCTCCTACCCCGCCGAGGTTTTCCGCTTCGTAACACTCGTTGGTGTTGCAAGGAATACAAGGAAAGCAGGACCCATGTGGAAGACGTTTTAATTACCGGCGTGAGAATTGAGGAGAGCCCGCGAAGGAAAAATCTGTATACAACCTGTGTGATGGAAACTCCGGGACGCCCAAAGCAGGTTCTTCCTATCCGCCTATGGAGCGCAGATGACGTTTGGGACTTTATAAAAAATCTCGGTCTTCCATATTGCTCCCTGTATGACGAAGGATTTAAGCGGCTCGGGTGCATCGGTTGTCCGATGACGAACCGGAAAAATAAACTACGCGAGTTTGAACGCTGGCCGCGGTATGAGCATCTGTGGAGAAAAGCCTTCAACGAGTTCTGGATAAAGAAAAACGAGCGGGAAGTGGCCAAGGGCAAGGTGTGGGAGTTCGGCCAGCGTTTTAAGAACGGTGACGAGCTTTTCGAGTGGTGGAAAAATTATTGAGGAGGAGGGATGAGGGGATGATGAAGCATTCCGCCCTATGCAAGAAAACGGCGCAGTGGGCCAGTAAAAAAGCGAAGGTGGTTCTCTGGGAATACCAGAGTTTCGCCACGAACGAATTTCCCGACGTTTTGAGCTTCGACGGCTACAGCTCTACAATCTACGAGATCAAGGTCAGCCGCTCGGATTTCAGAGCCGACGCCGGGAAGCAGGCGCGGGTACGCTGGAAACCGAAAACGGCGTGGTATTATGGCGGGAGGACAAGGACCCTGGAGGGAGAATTATATCTACAGGCGGAGCGGCCGGAACTGTACTACATCGAGGCACCGCATCTCGGGGCATTTCGCTATTATGTCGCCGAGTTCTTCACCCGTGAGGACGCCATGTCTCACCCCCGTGGCTGGGGGTTCATCCGCTTCTCCGGATCGCGGTTCCATGTCTTGCGGGAAAGCGCGAAGTTCCGCCGCAATCTCTTCGAGGAAAACTCCATCCTGACACACGCGCTTCGCGCCGCGATGCATGGTAGCCGGAGTAACATCATCGTGAAACCGTATTTACGTCCGGTGGCAGAGGAGGACAAACGCCAATGAGTAAATGGATTTGCCGTCACAGAAAAGAATGGCCGGACGCATTCATGCCTCACGAAGCTTGCGGAGAAAACCACCCCAATAGCGACATGTGTATCAAAGACGGAAAGCCGTGCACGGTTGAGGAGGCCAAGCGCCAATGAGCGACACTATCAGAAAAGACATCGAAACGCACATAGAGATGCTTGTCGATGATGAAATGCGGGCTCACGCTTTCGCGTCAAAGGAACACGACACTGCATTTCAGGTTTTTCGTCTATTCGGCGGATACAGACAGGCGCTTAATGAGATCAACACTCTCCGCACCCAGCTCGCGGAAGCGACGGCCCGGGCGGAGAAGGCTGAGAAGCACTGCCGCGAGCATCATCTGGAGCCGTGCGAAACGTGCATGGCGAACGAGAGCGATCTGATTGCGGTCACGGCCGCGCGGGACCGGATGAAGAATGCTTTTGGTGATCTACTGAAATCACATGGATGGTACACACAACGCGAATATGAAAGTGATTCTTCCTATAATGATACCAGTCGTGGGTACAGAGAAGAGGAAGCAGCAATTGAAGTGTATCGAGATGTGTTTGGAGAACAAGCATTAACCGCCGCCCTCACCGCTCCCGAGAAGCGCGAGGATGAAGAAGAGTTTATTTACGACATTCACGAACGATTACCAAAGCGCGAGGTGTGCCGGTGGAAAGAAAATTATACGACAACCGGCGGTATAAGTTACTCGACTGAGTGCGGTGCGTGGTACTCGATAGGGTACGGTACGCGATTAAAAAACTGTGACAATTGCGGTCTCCCCATCGTCGAGGAAAAGGAGTGAGGATATGAATAAAATGGAAAGAGTCCAAACCATCAGTCTGGTAATCGCGGCTGATAAAAAACGAGCTTGCCTTTCCCTGCTTGAAGAGATTGAGAAGGAGGTGGAGAACCTACCGTTGTATCTTGTACCGGAAAGTAAGCGTCTTGTTAATGATCGTAACGACATTCGCGCCATCCTCCGCAAGAAGAAAGAGGAACTGAAATGAGCAAGCATCTTGTCGATGAAATGCCCACCGCCATCGGATATTGTCACAACGGGATGATTCTAATCGACGCCGAGATATGCCACTGGATGAAAAATGGTAAGTGCATTTACCGTGGACTGCCAATTGAGTGCACTGTCAATTCGTATTCTAGGGAGGCCTGAAAATGAACTGGATTGTTAAAATGCTATCGATATGTATAATTATCGGAATCATTGATCTTATCTTTATAAAATACTCTCCAAACACAAGAAGATGGATCGTGGCAAACGGAATTGCTCTTGCCGTACTATGCGTTTGTATACTTGGAGTATTAGCGTCATTGGTTATCGGAATCATCGTCTTATAAGGAGCAATTAAAATGAAACACAAATGTCGAACGTGCGCGGCTGAAAGAAAAGATATATTCAGCAAATGGTGTTGGGCGTGCTTACAGACACGCAACTCTTACCACTGGTGTCTCCATCCTCGCTACATTCTCATCCCGACCGCCGCCGTGCTTGTCGCCGTGTCATTGATCCTGTGGGCGGTGGTGAGATGAATAAATATAAAAAACCTTATCAAAAAAGAATAGACGTTATAAATAATGATGCCATTCAAGAAGCTTTAAGGCGTGCTGAACGTGACATGCTTGGAAGAGACGACAGATCTTTTGTTAAAATAGATGCATCATTATTTTCTAACTTTATGTCATCCGTAAATGAGTTAATACATCACTTTGATAATCCTGACGACATGCTTGAAGACGGACGGTATTACATTGATAGAGTTAGCGCGCTGTATGAAAAGGTGATGAAAAGGAGTTAAGTGAGATGACCCGCCTTCTCGCTCTCGCCGCGTTCGTGAAAGGGATTTGAATGCGTGTTCTTGTTGCTTGTGAGTTTTCCGGTATCGTCCGCGATGCATTTATCAAGCGCGGGCATGATGCGTGGTCGTGCGACATTCTGCCAACAGAGAAACCAGGACCGCATATTCAGGATGATGTACTCAAGCACCTTGATGACGGATGGGATTTGATGATCGCGCATCCGCCGTGTACCCATCTTGCCGTGAGCGGGGCACGGTACTTCGCTCAGAAACGTGCTGACGGTAGGATGCAGGCCGGCATAGACTTTTTCATGCAGATGATAAACGCACCGATTGAAAAGATAGCGGTTGAAAATCCTGTCTCAATAATGTCAACCGTGTATCGAAAACCTGATCAAATAATCCAGCCGTGGCAATTTGGGCACGGTGAATCAAAATCAACCTGCCTATGGCTGAAACATCTTACAGCTCTTGTGCCTACTGAAATTATAACACCGGAATGGGCAATAACCGCAGACGGAAAAGAACATAGGAGCGCCAAAGGGAAAAGGGACAACCCAACTCATTTTTTAACAGGACGCGGGGAAAGAATGAATGAAATGCAGCGGGCACAGTGGGAAAGAATCCATCGAATGCCCCCCGGCCCTGACAGGTGGAAAAATAGAAGTCGTACCTATACCGGAATCGCGGAAGCTATGGCAACCAAATGGGGAGGCGCAACGTGATCCGCTTCATCATTCTCGCCGCGTTCGTGTTTCTCTTCTCGTTCTTGCAGTGGCTCGGTGAAATCGGCTTGCCTAACAACGAGCCGTACACGCCCAGAGTGTTAGGCACGGTGTTTTTACATAATCGCGTCTGGTACAAACTTGAGGAGCGTGTTGACTGGAAAATCACGCGTTGCGTGACGATAACATTTTATAGCGAAGGACATTGCACCGTTAGCAAGGGAGAATAGATGAAAACGTGGGAATGCGTGAAGTGCCTGACAAGCGAAGCCTGGCCGCATAGATGTACGCGGCGACAGAAAACGAAACCACGCGGGCCAGAGTTTGAACGATGTCAACCAGAGTGGAAGGAGCAACCGAAATGAAACAATCCTACGACGCCGAGTTTGAAAGAATCTGTGCCCTGCTTGTCAGGCACTGCCTGTACTGGCAACGCGGGGTGCTGTATCATGACAACGGGAAACCGTGCCGGGAGGTGCCAAAATGAAACGAGTGAGTATTTACAAACAACGGTGGGTAACACAGGGTGGAGGGAGTGTGTCCGGGGTCATGTGCGGACGTGAGATGGTATTGTATGGGATCGGCGTAAAGCTTGCCCGCCATATCGTCCGGCTCCACAACGCGAGCCTGAAAGGAGATGGGAAATGAGCGAAGTGAAACGGTATACGAAAAAGCCGGTGACAATCGAGGCTATCCAGTGGACGGGTGACAATCTGCGAGAAATAATAGATTTTACTAGGCTAAACCAGTCAGCTCAAAAATGGTCATGGGATGAGTATTGCGAAGTCGTAAAAATAAGAGGGCTTAAAATATTCACCCTTGAAGGCCCGTTGATGGCGTCCATTGGCGATTTTATCATCAAGGGAGTAAAGGGAGAGTTTTACCCGTGCAAGCCTGACATTTTCGCGGCGACATATGAGGAGCAACACCATGACGCTAAAAAACTGTAAATGCGGTGATGCATCTTCGAGCGAAAAAGTAGTCTACGAAGGGTGCGCGTATGACTGGAAAATAATGTGCATCGGGTGCGGGATACAAATCTACGCGCCAACGGAGGAAAAGTGCGCCCAGCTCTGGAACGACGCGCAAGAGGCGCCGGAACTGCGGGAGCGATTGAAGGAGATAAATCAAATAGTAAAACAGTTGAAAGACGATATTAAGTTTGGAGGTGCATGATGCGATTATTCTGGTATGCATTTCTATTCATGCTTTTATATTTTTTGTCTGCTGTTCTGTGTCTTAGAAGTTTGGTTAAACATTTAATCTGGTGGAATAGATATCATAATTCAAAATTAAAAATTGTTAGGATTATTAGCTGCCTATTTGGAATGTGCTTCTTCACTATGGGTGGGGTGCTTTGCTGTGTAGGAGGATGGTATTGAGTTTTGATGTAGAAAGATTTTATAATGATTACAATATTCCATACTTCACAGAAGGGAAAAACGTCCAGACTGGATGGATAAATGTACGTTGTCCTCTCTGTTTTGATGATTCAAATCATTTAGGCTACAATTTAGAAAAAGATTATTTCAATTGCTGGAAATGCGGCAGACATACAAATTATGAAGTGATAGAGGCATTAACCGGATTCAATTCATTGCAGATCAGAAGAATTCTTTTAGATTATCAGACAGAAAATGTTTATAGAGAAAAATTAAAAAAGGAAAAGCAAACCATCTCATTTCAGATACCAAAGGAATGGCAACCATTAAAAAGAATTCATAAACAATATTTAACAAAGAGAAATTATGACGCTGATTTTCTTGAAATGAAATATGGATTAAAAGCGACAGGACATTTAGGGAATTATGCATTCAGAATTGCTATTCCCATTTATTATAATAATAAAATTGTTTCATTTACAGCCAGAGATTACACAGGCAAGCAGGATATAAGATACAAAAGCTGCCCTAAAGATCAGGAGGAAATATACCATAAAACAATTCTTTACAATCTTGATAATTGTAAGGAGGACTGGTGCATAGTGGTGGAAGGACCATTTGATGCATTCCGTATGGGAGATAATTGCTGTGCCACATTCGGGACAGGATTTACCTATCAGCAAATAAGTTTATTGGCAAAGAGATTTAAATATGTAGCTATATTATTCGATTCAGAGGAGGAAGCAAAAAGACAGGCTGTTTTATTGGGGAATAATTTAGCAGCATTAGGAGTAAAAATATTCAGATGTTTATATGCTTCTAAGGATAATAAAGACCCAGGAGAAATGTCACAATTCAGAGCAGAGTACCTGAAAAATCATATAATGAAAGGACTATTGAATGGAACCAGTTAAAAGGAAAAGAGGAAGACCAAGGAAAAGTGAAAAAGTAATTCAAGATGATCTAAATGAAGACCTTTCTTTGGAATCTACTGACACCAAACCGGCAGTAAAAAAGCCATTTATCGGAGGAAAGAAGTAAATTAAAATAATTCAAAAAAGTAAATTCCGCTTTTAAAACCCACCAAAAATAACTCCCCAAACCCTATTTAATATATATTAGAAATACTATATATTTCAATTATAGATGAAGAAGAAGCCACTCTCAAAGGCAAAAAACTCCATAAAGAAGAATAAAAATAAAATAATTAAAAAAAGACATAAATGCACTGCAGTCCAAATTGCTAATAGGGTGGAAATAATCAAGAAAATGCGATTAGCTGAGTATGGATTGTATGATATATTAAAGAATTCAATTGTAAAAAAATGGAAAGTATCAGAACCAACAGTGGTTACATATATCTCCCAGGCTGATAAACAAATAAAAGAATACAAAAGATCGGATATGCCTAAATGGATCAAGGAATGCGAGCAGAGACTGAAGCAATTATTCCTGGTTAATTTCCAGATAGGAGAATATGCTGAATGTCGCCGGGTGCTTGATACTGCTAATAAGATATTGGGATTTGAGAAATTGAAATTGGAAGTTGAGAAGACTGAAACCAAAACAATAAATATAAACATCAAACAGGAAATTGAGGATTCCTCTCGTATTGAAGAAGTGATTGAGGAAGCATTCAAGAGCAGATTGATTCCTGTAGAACTGCTTGAAAAAATAGGAGCGAATAATTGACCATGAGCAGGGAGTTGATTAAAAGGTTCACTCCTAAGATGACAAAATATATTCCCCATGCTCCCTCAGCAAAACAGCAATTATTCCTGCTGGTTAATAATTTAGAGGCATTTTATGGTGGAGCGGCTGGCGGAGGTAAATCAGACGCCCTGTTAATGGCTGCTCTACAATATGCTGATTGTCCCGGATATAATGCAATAATTCTGAGAGACTCATACCAGAATTTAATTATGGCAGATGGTCTTATCCCAAGAGCAATTGAATGGTTGCTTCCTACTGATGCAAAGATTCATGATGAGGGGAAGAAGTGGTCATTCCCTTCCGGTGCCACTTTGTCTTTTGGATATTTGTCTGGTCCAAGAGATCATTTTAATTACCAGTCAGCTGCATTCCAATTTATCGGAATTGATGAAATGGTAAACATCAGAGAGAATCAAGCTCTGTATATGTTTAGCCGGTTAAGAAAACCTAAAGGGATGGCTGATCAATTAAAAGCAATTCCACTAAGATTTAGAGGAGCAAGCAATCCTCCGGCACGAGAGCAATTGTCAACAGGTGCCTGGGTAAAGACAAGATATATTGATCCTGAAACAAGAAATAAAGAAACCATTTTTATTCCTGCAAAATTACAGGACAATAGATATTTGGATCAGGAAGCATATATTGAATCGTTGAACATGCTTGATCCTATTACCAGAGCACAGTTGCTGAATGGTGATTGGGAAATTAAACCTGAAGGTAGAATGTTCCAGGATTATTGGTTTAAGATTATTGATCAAATGCCTTCCGATGATCAAATAGTTTCTACAATTCGTTTCTGGGATTTTGCAGCGACAGAGGAAAAGAAAACAAATAAAGAACCCTGTTACACTGCTGGCTGTAAAATGAGTAAAACTAAAAATGGTCAATATATAATTTCCTCTATGGTGAGAGAGAGAAAAGAACCGGCATATCTGGAAGCACTGGTAAGACAGATTGCAGATATGGATGGAAAGAAGATTCATATTTATGCCGAGCAGGAAGGCGGTTCAGGCGGGAAAATTACTATTTCACATTTTCATAGGAATGTCCTCCCTGATTTTGTTTTTTCTGGTGCTTCTACAAATGGCAAAAGTAAATTAGAACGCGCTGCACCTTTTGCAAGCCAAGCAGAAGCCGGGAACATTCTACTATTGCGCGGACACTGGAACCGGGCATTTATTGACGAGGCGGTCGAATTCCCTGATGGACAATTTAAAGATCAAATTGATTCAGCTGATGGAGCATATTCTAAATTATCTAAACCATTCCAAGGTGGTATTAGAGTGAGGAGTGTATAATGAGTTTTTTTGAAGAGGTTATGACACCAGAAAGATATTGGCCGATGCATCAGTATAAGAGCCATGCATTATCGGCCAATAGCGGAATCACAGATAATTTTGCTATGGCAAAGAAATTTCAAATAGTTGATATCAGAGCACATTTTTCTACTGCTATCACCTCTGTTCTTGATTTACAGATTTATATTAGTTCAATTCTTGGATCAGAGTATAATATAAAACTACTGAGTCAGGCTTTAAATGGTGTTCAGGATATTTTTATTCATTTCTCTTCTCCTCTGCAGTTTAATAGTGGTGATACTATTAAATTTTCTTCTCCTACTATATCTGTTGCAAATAGATGTGGTATTGAATTATTTGGTTGGTCGGTTGTAGGATAATGCAAATTATTCTTGACGGGAAAGATGTTTTACTCAAAGAGATTCAAGAAGTAGAGCATCATATCCATAATAGAGAAAAATGGCTTGGATTAGCTGCCATTCCTGTTGCAGAAACCCATAGAGCAGATAGAATGCAAAATACTATACAGCCATTTCAACTTGTGTCTGGAAATAATGTTTTTGGTGCTTGGTTACAGATATTAGGTTCCTCTGATACTCCTATTCAATCAGGGAAAATAAAATTTGATCTGCATAGAATATTAATTACTCAGGCAAGCAGCACTCGTCCATTCATAATTCAAATTGTTTCTGGAGAGTCTGCAGAAATAGCAGCTAAATTATTGATTGAAGATTTCTGGGAATTCCCTTTTATTGCTGTAACAGGAGTTAATGATTCAAATATAAATGAAATTATTTTTTCCAGGGCAGCAGTAGGAACCAAACTATGGGCAAGATGCTGTGATATTGGCGGGAATGGTACCAACATAAGTTTTTATTTTGGTATACACGAATACAGTGAATGAAGGAGTAAACTGAATGAGTGATACCACAATAAATGGGAATGGTAAGAAAACGATATCAAGTGCATTTCTTGTAATCAAGGATATTATTTTGATTGTTGCTTTATTTGGTGCTATGACTTTGTTTATTGATATAAAAGTTTCTTTATCAGTATTGGAAAAAACTGTTCAGGAATTAGTCGATCTTCATCCGCGCATTCAAGGAGGCACAAGATGAAATTACTTGGGTTTAAGGATTTTTGGAAAGCTGTTCTTATGAGGATTCAGCAGTTTGCTCTTAAATGCATGGCTGTAAAAATTCTCCCCTTCCTTGTCGCTTCTGTTGCTTTGTTTTTTGGGAAAGTAGACAGTTTGATTTGGTTGGGTACTGCTCTTCTGTTTGTATCTCTCAGGACATTTGAAAAGTTTTTCCTTAAAGAAACTCCTCCTACTATCCAAGCAGGAGCTAAATAATGGAAACTATTCTTGCTATCTTAGGGATAGTTTTAGCTGCCATTTTCGGATTTCTTTATTTCAAGGGGAGAAAAAATGAAGACATTTCTTCTGGGCATAGTACTAATGATATTGATTCCGCAGTTGATGATATCGCAAACAACACAGGAAAAGATCGAATCAATAGTCTCCTTGATCGAGTCAGAAAGCTCTTACAAGGGAGTAGAGGTTCAACTGATTCTAAGGGAGATTCTGAAGATAGCAGTGGAGGAGATTCAACTGACGGCAAATGAAACTGCCGAAAAAGTAAAACTTGAATTGGTGCCCATAATCAATGCCAAGGAAACAGAAAATAATATCATATGGATATCTTGTGGGATTATTGGTATGGGCACCTTTATTTATGGTCTGTTAAAAAATGATACTGTTTTGGAAGTAGCAGGAGGAGCACTTGCAGGAGCAGCCTTAATTCGTTTTTCAATTAAGATAGGATTTGGGAAATGAAGTGCTATTACTGCAATCAGAAAAAAGAGTACATGAGGAAATGCCATCTCTGTAATGGCAAGGGGAAAATTTCTTTCTTTAAATTTATTGATACAAAGATTAGAGATTTTCTTCTGAGTCTGGGAGGATGATATGATTCAGGGAGCAAAATACTGGAATGATAAAAAGAAAACATACAGTAAGCAGAGCAATAATGCAGTAGAAACTCTTATTCCTGGACTTGAGTATTGTGGACCTACTGCTGCTACAATGTGTGACGATTCTCTGACTGATGCTCCTGTCCTTCCTGATAAAAACGAATATGGCGGAATTTGGCGACCGCAAAAAGAAGACGATCTTACTCTATTTTTTATTGATGAATCTAATTGGCCTATGTTTAGAAAGATTCGGAATGATGTTATTTATGGACACAAAAAGGGAGCAGGTCAATATCCTCCAAATGAAATTCCTCAGCTTTATCCCTATGGAGTATTCCATGTATTTGGATTAAGAGGAGAATTCAGGTGGAAAAATAATTTTGAGGATTGTGCTAAAGAATTGTGGAATGGTAATGCAGTTCAACTATGTCTTGAAAATCCAGGTCATTTTATTGCAGCTGTCGCCTATGACGAAGTGACGAAAGAGATTATTTACAACGATCCTTGGCCGGAAAGATGGCCTGATGGTAATGGGTTTAATAGGAGAATGGGCAAGGATGAGTTCACTAAAAACATGAAAGCTTTTTATATTGTGTACTATAAAAGGTAAATGAAATGGAAATTACAGGGACGAGTTATTTGACCAAGATTATTTTAGGAGGAAGCCATTTAAAATGAATAGAGCAGTTGGCGTCCCTAAAATAAATTCAATTGGAGTTAAATTCAAGATTGATATTGGTGAGGATATTACTCTTGCCACAACAAAGAATTTAATTTTCTTGAAACCTGATGGCTCTACTGTTGCTGTGGCGGGAGCAATTGAAGATTTAGTTTATCTTACCTATACTACGGTATTGGCGGTTGACGGAACAACTCTCCTTAACCAGGCAGGACTATGGCGTGTTACTGCTCAGATGGTCCTGCCTACTTTTACAGGGTATGGCGATTCGTGCGAATTCTTTGTAGAGAGTGAGTTTGAATAATGGGTATTAAAGACCTGTTCAAAAAGAAAAAAGCTCCTCGTGAAAAAATAGCATTTGCCTATATTGGTCCTGGCGGAAATACAGTTGTCTGGTCTGAAGACTCCTATGAGAATTTTGCCAAAGAAGCATACATGGAAAATGTTATCTCCTACCAGTGCATTAATCAGATAGCAGAAAGCATTTCCTCAATTCCTTGGAGATTAGGAACAGAAGACAGTAAAGGAAAATTTACAGAATCAACTGACTGGAATATAAAAAGACCTTTTATCAGAGCGAATATATTTGAATCATTCTCTACTTTGCTTTACAAGATGATTTGTTACTGGTATTTGCGTGGTGATTCTTATGTGGAAAGAAATCTTCCTAAGATCATTATGGGAGATAATGCCTTCCCGAGAGAATTCTGGTGTTATCGTCCTGATAAAATCTCTATAGAAACAGATGAGAGAGGATTTCCAGTTAAATATATTTATCAGGATGGGAGTAATAAAAAGGAATGGCCAATTGATTTGCTGACTGGTAAATGTGATCTTCTGCATCTGAAAACATTCCATCCGTTGAATGAAATATATGGTATGCCAGTTATCAAGCCAGCCTCAAAAGAAATTGATATCAGCAACGAAGGGAATAAATGGAACATGCGCTTAATGATGAATGAGGCGCGTCCTGGAATGATTGTAATGCTCAAGGGATTTCTAACAGAGGACCAATTTCTATCTCTTGAAAAACAATTACAGTCTAAACATGCTGGCTCTACTAATGCTGGAAATTCTTTGATACTTGAAAGCGAAGAAGGAATTGTAGATGTAAAGCCATATTCATGGAGTCCTAAAGATATTGATTTCATTGAAGGTGGAAGAGAAGTTGCCAGAAGAATCTGTGCCGGATATAAATATCCTCCTATGCTCATGGGTATTCCGGGAGACAATACATATAGCAATTATCAGGAAGCACGGACAGCATTGTGGGAGGATACCTGCTTTCCTAAACTGAAATATTTTATCAACGAATTCTCCTGTTGGCTTTTTGGTATTGGTGATGATGTTGGTTTTGGAGAATCAGCTGGACAGCAATTGATAATTAAGCCAGACATGGAAGATATTCCTGCCCTTGCCTATAAACAGAATTTAATTTGGGACAGAGTAGACAAGGCCAAGGATATCCTAACAATAAATGAGCGTAGAGAAATTATCGGCAAAGAACCTCTTGAAAATGGGGACGTGGTATTTGTTTCTTCTTCTATGTTGACACTTGATCAAGCTCTTGAACCACCTGAACCTCCTCCGCCCGCTCCCGATCAATCTCCTCCAGCTAAACCAAAGCCGGGAGAAGATGATGAAGGGAAGCCAAAGAAAACAGCAGAGGAACTTGAATATGAGGCTGGGACTGATTTATGAATATGATTGATTTGAGAAACAGAACAGCAAAATTAAGAGCACATAGATATCTCATTCGCCAGATGGCTGTTTTTGAGAGATATATCTTTTCAAGAGTGAGAAGATTTTTCAGGAATCAATATAGACAGATAGCTGATGAAATTGGTAATGGTGATATCAGGATTGAATCAATTATCAATAACAATCGCCCTTTATTTGGTATGCTGATGATATTCTATCAAAGGGTTGGCACTCAATTTTCAGAATTGTTTATTGATAGTTTTAATAAGGTTAGGCAGAAAGATTTGCTCAGCTCTTTCTGGCAGCATTATCAGAACTGGACAAGAACTTATTGTGCCCAGAGAGTTATGGATGTAACAGCTACCACAAAGAAAAGAATAAAGAGAATAATTGATAAGGGAGTAGTTGATAAATTAACTAATGCTGAAATTTCAAAGAGCATTTATAAATTATCAGAGATAGAATCAATTTATAGAGCAAGAAGGATAGCCATTACTGAAACCCATACTATGTCCACCACAACGATGAGTGAAATGGCACATAGTGAAAATGCTATACAGGAAAAGGAATGGTCTGCTGTAAATGATGAGCGAACAAGAGACTGGCACGTCACCTATGGAGATTCATTTGCCGATAGCGGTCTGCCAATTAGGATTGGAATTGATGAGCAGTATGAAGTGAATGGAGAATTGCTTGATTATCCTGGTGACCCAAAAGGATCGGGAGCAAATATCATAAATGATCGCTGTGTGGAATTATATTTTACTCGTTCGAGGGAGGAATAAAATGGAGTATGAAGTATTAAATAGGCCATTCGAAATAAAAGCGGATGATGTAAGTGAAGAGGGAGAATTTAAAGGGTATGGATCGACCTTTGGAGGGAAGCCTGACTTTGGTGGGGATGTAATTGCCTTTGGCGCTTTTTCTGAGACCATTAGAAAGAATGGAAAATTCGGAAATGGTATTGGGATGCTCAAGCAGCACAATCATGATCTGCCTATTGGTAAATGGTTGATGGTGCAAGAGAATGCAAGAGGATTGCAGGTGCATGGGAAGCTTGCTCTAAAAACTGTAGATGGTCATGATGTGCATGAGTTTATGAAACTTGGAATCATGAATGCTCTCTCTATAGGCTGGGAACCGTTAGCCAAGGACTATGATGGCAACGATGTATCAAGAGAAGATGCAATCTCCCATGATCCTAAAAAGAATATTCGTACCTTAAAGAAAATTGATCTTTGGGAAATATCTCCTGTAATGTTCCCTATGAACCCAAAGGCCAGAATAACAGGAGTTAAAATGGCAATTGAAGATGCTAAGACAGTAAGAGAACTGGAAGGAGCTTTAATTGAAATTGGATTATCCAATAGTGCCAGCAAATATATTGTGAGTTTGTGTAAAAACAATTTACATCTTCGAGAGGAGGATGAAAATGGTTTAGGGAAGATATTCAAAACAATCGAAAAAGTGAACAAGGATATTGCACTACAGAATTTGCTTTTTGCAGCTGATAGATTCAACGGGAGGTTGGATGCGTAATCAACTTCAGAAGCAATGCTACAGGAACGAATACGAGGAAGGAGGCATTTATGCCTGGTGAAAATGGATTGCTTGGTGATGCTCAGGTTGTAGAGCAGATCACTAAACAGATTGAAAAGATTGGAGCAACTACCACAGAGAGGCTGAATGAAGTTCAAAGCAATTTTAGTAAACTTCAGGAAGTCGTTAACAAAGGTTTGCCCGATCAGATGGACAAGAACATGGCTGCTAAATTCGCGCTTGCAGCTGCCACTCAGCAGGATTTGATTGATAAGGCTTTTGCTAAACAGACTGCAGAGCAAAAGACTCTTGAGAAAAAGCTTATTGATCTTGAGACTCTTATCAATCGTGGTCAGTTTGGTGGTAATGGAACTGAAGCGAAGGAGCTTGAAAAGAATCTTCGCCAGTTTACTTCAGAGAATCTTTCTGCCCGTAATAAGGGAGCGACTTTTGAAGAGGTTGAGGCCAAACCCTATTCTATGGAGACCTTTACTCAGTATGTGAAGACCTGGGAAAAGCTCATGATCAAGGGTAAGGATGCTTTGAATATGGAAGAGATCAAAACTCTTTCTATCGGCATTGATCCGCATGGTGGATATACCACGTATCCGACTCTCAGTAGCAAAATCATTCAGCGGATGTTCGAAACCGATCCTATCCGTCAGTTGGCTTCAGTTGAATCAATTACTACTCCTGAATTGGAGTTCTTTGTTGATGTCAATCAAGCTACTTGTGGGTGGGAAGGAGAAACGGTTGCTGGTGGTGAAACTGACACTCCTGATATCGGGATGAAAAAGATTCAGGTGTTTACCATGTATGCTAAACCGCGTGCCAGTCAGAATAGTCTTGAGGATTCTGCTTGGAATCTGGAAAGCTGGCTTGGCAAGAAAGTCGGTGAGCGTATTGGTAGAACTGAAGAGGCAGCTTTTGTCTCTGGTGATGGTATTAAAAAGCCTCGTGGGTTCTTGACTTATGCGAGTGGGACCACTGATGTGACGGTTGAGCAAATTAACATGGGAGCGGCTGCTGCTCTTACTGCTGATGGATTTATCAATATTAAATACCATTTGGTTGAGCAGTATCTCAATAGTGGCACTTGGCTCATGAACCGTTTGACTCTTGCAGCTTGTATGATGCTGAAATATGGCTCGGGCGAATATATTTGGAAGCCTGGTTTCCAGACCGATCCTAATTCTACCATCCTTGGCTTGCCTGTGAGAATGTCCACGACCATGCCTCAGGTTGCTGCTAATGCTCTGGCAGTTGTGCTTGCTGATTTCCGGGAAGCGTATCAGATTGTTGATCGTCTTGGAATTACTGTTCAGCGCGACCCGTACACTGTTAAACCGCTTGTGGAATTCTACACTCGGAAGCGTGTTGGTGGTGATCTTATTAACGGACAGGCCATGAAAATTGGCGTCATCCATGTCTAAGGATAGGAGGTAATATATGTCTGGACCTGGAAATATTTTTGATCTTTATTCCAGCCTTGGATTCTTCCAGGCGCTGGAATCGAAATCGGCAGGTGGGTGCGTTCCTGGTGTAGCTGGGAATGATATCGATTTACAGGGATATCAGGGATGTGTGTTTGTTGTGAATGTTGGAGCGATTAATTTTACTGGAACCTCTGCTCTTCATTTGCGCTTACAGCATGCCAAGGTATCCACTGCTGGTGGTGCTGGAACATATTCTAATGTTCCGAATAGTCTGCTTATTCATAGTGTGGCTGGTGGATATGATTCCACTGCTGAAACTGGAATGTGGCACTCTATGCTTTCTACCACCACGAGCACGCTGTTTGCTGTTGGATATAAAGGCCTTGCTGATTATCGGTATGTGCGTCTTTATGTCTCTGGCGATGGCACTGCAGGCAGTATGCAAGCTGGTGCGATTTGTCTTCTTGGAGCAAACAATTGGCCTGTTAATACTCCTATCAATTAAGGGAGGAAAATATGGCGAGAGATACAAGTTATCAGCCACTCAACTACCAGAAACAAAAAACAAATGGTGGTGGAGATTTATGGCAGGTTGATGGACAGTTGGATGTAGGAGAAACTGGAGTGCTGTCGTTCTTTGATGAGGAATTGACAGGCTCTCGCGGGCGGGCGCTCGCGCGTAACCTTGCAGCTGCTGTTGTCATTATCAATTCTGCCACTGTGCTTTCGGCTCAGGGAGGATCATCTCCTCCTGTATTGCCGAGTGAATACGGAACGATATTCTTTTCTATTGGAGCCAATTCTGTCACAGAGGGTTCTGCCAGGCTGTTCTCTGCTATTCCTGGCCAGAGATTGCATCTGCGACTTTCTCCGAGTGGTGGTGTTTCTGCTATCGTTACTATTTATGGTTCTGATGCAGGATTCACTGGTGTAAAGATTCTTGGCTCTACTGGGTCTTATATCTCTTCAATTCAGATCACTCAATCGGCTGCGAGTTTTGGTTGGGTTGATCTTATCGGAGTTGATGATGGTGTATGGTCTGTGCTGGGTGCTGGGAATCTGGTTACAGAGAGGTTGGCATAGTATGAAAATACGAATGCTAAAAACCACACAGGGTTCTCTTAATGGAATTAATCTTACTACTTTCCAGGCTGGAGAGGAATATGATATTCCTGAACAGCTGGCAGAAGTATTTGTTAAAACCATGAGGGTTGCTGTGGAAGCCAAAGAAGAGAAGATGATGTCTGGTAAGGAAGAAGGAGTGCTTGAGGAACAGGCATTTGATTCTGAAAAACCAGCCAACAAAGGAAAGGGCAAAAAGTAATGTTGACAGCAATTGATCCTGACAGAAAAGGAAATAGAGTTTGGAAGGTGACTATTCCTCCTACACTGGAGCCTGTATCTGTTGAGGAATTAAAATCATTTGCTCGAATTGATGGAAGCGGGGAGGATAATCTCCTCGCTTCCTTTATTGAAAGTGCTCGCCAAAAATTAGAAGATTATACTGGTAGAGCTTTTCTTGAACAGACAATGGTAATGCTCATGGACTGGTGGAGCGAAAAAGAAGTATATCTTCCCAAGCCGCCTTTACTTTCTGTCACCAGTATTGAAACTCTTGATGAAGATGGAGTGGCTACTACCTATGCAGCTGCAAATTATTTTGTAGTCACAGAATCTATTCCTGGGAAGATAATTGTTAAATCAGAGACATCTCTTCCTTTGAATACAGTAAGAGATTATGCCGGATATAAAATTACATATAAGGCAGGATATGGAACTAATCCAAATCAGGTCCCGCGCCAGATACGTAATTCTATATTGCAGTTGGCTACATTGCGATTTGAAAAAAGAATTTCAGATGAAGAAATTCCATCTGAAGTAACAAAGGAATTGAGACATATGCGAGTGAGGCAAAGAGGTTGAAATTTTTAGTTGATGAATTAAAATATAGAGCATACCTCAAAGAGCCAATTCAGACTCCGAATGATGAAGGAGGATTTGATTTAAGTTACAAGACACTCCTTTCCTTCTGGATCGGTTTGGATTTGGAAAGCTCTTATTTGAGAGCTGTGAGAGGTGAAAATACTTCTGGTCAGGGAGTGACGCAAATAGGGAAAGCACGATGGAAAACATTCGAGAATCTGGGAGCTGCTTTTTCTATAGGATTTAGTTTGGGCTTTGATAATATTCCTGATATAAATCCAGTCAAAGGAAATTATTTCTTGTTTATAGAAAGTGGAAGATCGACAAAAGGGAGAATGTTCAAAGTTCTTGGAATGGCTCCTGATGAAAGAGATCATACTTGGATCAAGATACAGTTAAATGAAATAGAGGAGCAGGGCACAGGAGCGCCAGCATGACAGAGAGAATAATTGTTGGAGATAAAGAATTTCTGTCAATGCTCAAACGAGTGACAGAGGAAGTATATAATGATGTTCATGAGGAAGTGGTGGCAATAGGAAATGAAGTAAGGAATACTATTATAACTTCAATGAGGAACACACCAAGGAATTTGAATAAGCCTATTGCCAGACAATTCACAAGGAAGAAAGACTCTAAGAAAAGAATCGGAAAATTATTCCATTATCCTTCTCTGCCAAATAATCCTCCCGCTATTGATAGTGGAAAATTGGTTGCTGATATAAAGGTCAGAACAGATGTAACGGAAATTGAAGTTGGTGATGTGAGTCAGGAATATGGAGCGATTCTTGAAGAAGGCTCTCCAAAAACAAACCTTGAACCGCGTCCTTGGCTTCATCCTGCTTATGCGAATATTCCTATTGAGAGAAGAGTTTTTATTGCCTTGAGTAATTCAATCGTCAGAAGAGGGCATGTGTAAATGAAACTTGGAAAGATTGCTCTTAAAATAAGATTGGCAAACACTCGCTTTGGAATAAATGTTGCTGGTGCTGCTGAATTAGAGTTGGCCTTGAATTATACGCTAATGAAGGAATGTGCTTTTGTTATTCCTTTGGGAGAAGATGCAAAAGAAAATACTGAAGATAATTCTATTGACCAAATAATCACAGAACGATTCGGAATTATTTGTGCAGTGAAATGTGATACTACCCAAGCAGATAAAACCGGATTGATTGCCATGGACTCTATGTTTGATGTGAGAACAAGTTTATTCAAGGCAATTTTAGGATGGCAGATTCAGGAAGCTGTTTCTATTATCACTTATCGTGGTGGAAAATTTCTTGGAATTGACGGAGCTTATCTGTGGTGGCAGTATGAGTTTGAATATAAATCATCTGTTGCCAGTCTCTGCACTGAAATGAGAGAAATAGAAATTACCATGAATGGAATTGATGAAGATGAAAAAACAATTCCCAATTCATTTGATAAACTCTACTCTAATTTTATTCTTTCGCCTGATAAACGATTGCCATATACAGGAGACGTCCCATTGCCTGACGGATATCCTGATGTATTGATTCCTGATGTAGCACAGATGATAGATTTAACAATTCCTCGCAAAGGAGGATATACTATAGGCTTTGGATCGGGTTTTGATTTTTATGAATAGGAGGAAAGCATGACTGTGTATGTAACGCCGATTGAAAATGTTCTTGTGAGAAATCCAAAGACAAAAGAAATCGTTCCCAAGGAAGGAATGCTTGTGGAACTTGATTCTTTTTGGCAGAGGAGAATAAATGATGGCACTCTTGTTCTGGGAGAACCGAAACAGGAAAAACAAATTGAGAGAAAACCTTTTATGAGAAAGGCGAAGGAGGAATAAATGAGTATTTCTTTTAACAACATTCCTGATACAATCAGGACTCCAGGAACGTATGCGGAGGTTGATCCGAGCAGAGCTTTGAAAGGATTAGTTTCTAATCCTCATAAAGTTATTGTGCTTGGACAGAAACTTTCTGGAGGTGCCGGAGTAATCAATACTCTGTATGCAATCACTTCAGAAATTGTGGCTGACGGTTATTTCGGACCTGGTTCAATTCTTTCCAGGATGTGCAGAACATTTAAAAAGAATAACAAGAACACAGAGCTGTATGCCATTGCTCTTGACAGCGTGGCTGGTACTATTGCCAGCGGAGCGATTCACTTCTCTGTGGCTCTTAGCCATAATGCTGGAGTTGTTTCTACTGAAGGTGAATATGTCAATCTCATGATCAATGGAACAGAGATTCGACAGGCTCTTACTTCAGGCTGGTCGGTGGGGCAGGTTAACAGTGCATTCAAAGCAGCCATTAATGCTTACAGCACTTTGCCTGTTATCGCTTCTACTACTGCCGCCAGTGTTTTGATTCTCCTCGCGCGTAATAGCGGGACTCTTGGGAATTATATTGATATCAGATTCAATCATTATGATGGCCAGAGTATGCCAACTTGTTTTGATAATAGTGTTACACTTTCTGCCATGGAAGGTGGAGCAACTGATCCGCTTGTCTCTGATGCCTGGGCTGTAATTGCGAATGAACAATTTAATTATGTTGTTAATCCGTATATCGATTCTGCTAATTTGACATCTCTTGAGAATGAATTGGCTGACAGATTTAAGCCGCTGGAGGATAAATCAGGAATTGGCTTTACAGCTGTTAGAGGAGCTTTGGCAAGTTGTACTGTGCTGGGTAATAGCAGGAACAGTCCTCACAATTGTATTATTGGAGCATATAGCTCTCCGAATTGTCCAGAGGAATGGGCGGCTGCTCTTGGAGCTATTGCTTCACAGTATCTTAATAATGATCCGGCCAGGCCGATTCAGTTTCTTCCTCTTGCTGGAATTCTTGCTCCTAAAATGGTTGATCGTTTTACCAGAGAGGAGCGTGATACGCTTCTGTATGATGGCATTGCTACTTGGATTTGTGATGTCTCTGGAAATGTAATGGTTGAAAGATGCATTACTACCTATCAGAAAAATGCTCTCGGCACTCTTGATCCTACCTATTTGGATGTGGAAACGATGGCAACCTTGGCAGAGATTCGTTATCAGTATAAAACGAGAATGCAGAATAGATTCATGATTCCTCGTTACAAACTGGCAGATGATTCTTTCCCTGTCCAGGCGGGCACATATGTGGTTACTCCTAAAACGATCAAGCAGGAAATTATCGCTCTCTTCAGTCTCTTGCAGGATGATGGATTGATTGAAAATCTTGAAGATTTCAAAACCAATCTGATTGTTGAACGGAATGCGGCTGATAGGACAAGGGTGGATGTTTTGCTTCCGCCTGATCTTGTTAATCAGTTTAGAATTCTTGCTGGTCTTATTCAGTTTATCCTTTAAGGAGGAAATATATGAAATGGTTTTTGAAACAGCTATTCCCTCTTACCTATAGAAGCCATTATAGAGAGAGTGGAAAAAAAGTATTCTGTGTTTGGAAAATGTGGCTTGGTAGATGTTATGCAATAGAGAAATTTTTTATTCTTTAAGGAAGGAGAAAATATATGAGCGGAAAAATTACTGGAAGAGTACAAGTCCTTGCTAATGGACAGATGCTCCTTAACAAATCTGGAGCAGTTGCTAATGGTATCGGCAAATCTGGAGAGCCTCCTTTTGAGAAAAAGCCTGTCATGGGGACTGATGGTGTTCAGGGTTTTGTAGAAGAGGCTGTAGAAGCTTCCTGCGAAGTAACTATTACTGACCGCGATGATATCACGCTTGACTCGCTCGCGCGTATCGAGGATGGTACAGTTCTTTTCAGGAGAGCGAACGGAGGCAAGGTTTACACTCTGATTGATGCTACCTGTATCGGAAATTTCAAAGTGTCAGGCGGAGAAGGAGAAACGCCAATCAAGTTCATCGGCTCTTATTGGACCGAAGGAGTTGATGCATGAATGAACAGAAAGTAATTCTCAAGCATCCTATCAAAGTGAATAATGTGGAGACAGTTGAATTGACTGTCTCCCGTTTGAAAACAAAGCATCTCAAATTACTTCCGAAAGAATTCTTGCGGAAGATAGGAGGAAGCAAACAGAAATTGACTCTGGATATTCTTCCTGAAATGGTTTCTCTATTTGCAGCCTTGCTTGGAATTAGTGAGCAGGAAGCTGGAGAAATTGATATTGATGATCTGCTTGCTGTGGCTGATGCTGTTGGGAATCTCTTGGGAAATTAAAACTGCCAGATGATTGGGAAACTGTAGTCTGGACAGTTATGGGAGAGTTTCCCGGTATTGGGTTAGGAATATGGGAGATTGAAATTGATGAATTGTGGTTCTGGTTTAATGGATCACTTGCAAGGAGAAGAGGGAGAGTAAATGGCATCTGAATATGTAATTAGTTTACTACTCAAACTCAATGATGCATTAACCAAACCTCTTGGGAAAGTCGATAAACAGCTCACTACAAGATTAAATGCAATGGGTGACAAGATGGTAAAGACAGGAGGAGCTTTAACAAAAGCTGTTACTCTTCCTGCTCTTGCTCTTGGCGCTCTTGCTATAAAAGCAATTGATGAAAGTGAACAGGCAGAAGCAAAATTAAGAAATGCTCTTCGGCTGACTGGAAAAGAAACAGACGCGAATGTAGAATCATTAAAAGAATATGCTTCTGAAAGACAAAAAGTAACCACCTTTGATGACGAAGCTTCTGTTAATGCAATGGCTATGGTACAGCAGCTGAGCAATCTTTCTGTAATTCAATTACAAAAAATTCTACCTGGAATGCAAGATTTTGCTTCTGCTTGGGGAATGAGTCTTGAACAGGTTGGTCAATTAACAGGAAAAACATTAAGCTCTACAACTAATGCCTTTGGGCGTTATGGTTTACAATTAGATTCTACTATGACCAAACAGCAAAAGCTGGCAAAGATAAATGAATTCTTTGCAGCTAAATTTGGCGGAACTGCTGAAGCGATGGCAGAAAAAGGATTAGGTCCATTAAAGCAGTTAAAAAATATGGCTGGAGATATGCTGGAGAAATTCGGTTCTATTCTTCTCCCATTTTTGAATAATTTGATGAAGAATTTCTTAATGCCGATAATAAATTTTCTCGATAACATGAGTGATAGTACTAAAAATCTTTTGCTCACCCTAATCACAATAGGAGCTGCCGCTGGTCCTGTAATAACTGTTGTTGGTAAATTGATGAAGACATTCTCTGCTGGATTTACTCCTTTACATGGTTTTTTAATTGGCATCGCTGCTTTGGCTGCTGGATTAATGATACTTTCAGAAGCTGTTCATAAGGCAGAAACATATCATCAGGATAGAGCAAAAGCACTTAAAGATGAAATGAAGGACACTAAGAAATTAGAATCTGAATATGATGTATTAGCTGCTAAGACTAATCTGAATTCAAGAGAAAAATTCAGAATGGCCACTATTGAAAAAACTCTCAAGAAAAGAATTGGTGAAACAGCATTTGTAATAGATGAACAGACAGGAGCATTAAAGAGAAACACAAAAGCATCTGAAGATTATTATAAAAGAACAAAAGAATTAAGAATGAGAGAACTGGAGCTTGGAATAAAAGCAGATGAGGAAAGAGTCCGTGTTGGTTGGGAAACTGTTGAACGATTAAGGAGAATGTCAGATGCTGAAAAAGCAATAACATCAAGTTGGACAACAGATGTTGATAAACTTGAAAAAGATGTGGCTGCTGCCGAGCAGGGGCTGATAAAACAGAAGGAAGAACTTCTTGGACTAAAAGAAGGAGTTGATGATCTTGGAGATAGTACTGATGATTTATCAGACAAGATGGAAAATCTTGGAGAGAAGGAAGAAAAACCTTTATTGAGCATTCCTACAAAAGTTAAAAAACTTCTCACAGGATTGACGAAACCTTTAGATGTGCAGATGCATGGAGCACAGACAGTCCAGGCCCAATTGGATGCAGTTGCTCAGAGTAAAAGTGCAGTTGATGTCAGAATAAAAATAGAAACTGATGCAGGAGTAAATGCAAAGGTGACTGAAATAAAAAAGACTGGCGATGCTGCTGTGAGAATTGATATTAATAATTTGTTGGGAGCAACTGTGAATGACAGTAAGAGGTATTACTAATGAGCTGGAAAGATAAGTTAGTTCCTGCCAGTTATAAAGGAGTTAAATTCTCAATTGAATCCTCTGATTCTGAATTCGGTAGAAGAACTGAACTGAAGCAATTTCCAAATAATGATTCACCTATTGTGCAGGATTTTGGACAGGACGCTTCCTCATTTTCAGTCCAGGCATTTATTATTTCCAGCAAAGAAAATGAATATGATTACATGGTTGAACGTGATGCTTTAATACAGGCATTTAATGAAGCTGGAGTAGGAATTTTAATCCATCCATATTATGGGACGATGGAAGTCTATCCGGTTGGAAAAATAAGTATAGCTGAGTCTGTTGGTGAGGGTGGAATTTGTAGACTGTCAATGTCATTCGTAAGAGTGAATGAGGAGATTCAGAAACTTATTCTTCCGAGTTTTAAAAAGCAACAGCCCAATTTAACGATGCAGGGATTGCCTACAGAATCAAAAGATTTTAATTCAATTGTAGATACTGCAATAACTGTTTCTGATAATGACGCTATGGATAATCTTGGAAATATATTTTCTACAGGAAGAGCTTTTATAGATAAATTGAAGAATGCTACGTTAGGAAATTTGCAAAAGATTCAGCAAATTATTTTTAAGATAAAAGGCGGATTTTCTTCCTTGCTTGCTCAAGGCACTGGATTAATTTCTGGGGTGGTGGCTACCATAGACAACATTATTGATACTCCGAATCTTTTATTTACTGATTTAAAAAATGCTGCAAATGCTTTAACGACTATTTGTGGCATAGGCATCACAGGATTTTTTGGAGGAACTGCTGGATCAATATCAGGAACAATTAGAGGAGAAGTAGTTGAGCTTGATGGAGAAACTGTTCCCAATGAATTGGGGAAGACTACAATTTTAAATGCATTGGAAGTTACTGATGGAATAGATGAATCTGCTTTAGGTTTTATTCCTGATGCACAAATTAACAATATCATTATAGTAAATGATACTATAAAATATTTATTGATTGCTGCCAGCATGACTATTGCAATTAGGACTGATTTTCTTGACAAGGCAGAAGCTCTTACCTATGCAGATTTGATTGCAGATTCAATTGAGAAATTCCTTGAACGTCTTGGAGCGGAGACAGATGAGAGCGGTTATGATTATGTAGAGGGAGATTGTATTGATAACTCGATGCTCCATGCTGCTATGGAGGATTTGAGAAATGTATTTATCCAAGCCATGTATGCAAAAGCAGAAACAATCTCTACTTTAATTGAGTATGAAGTTCCTTCTGAAACACAGAGCATTCTTGAATTGGCTTTTGATAAATATGAAGACTTGGAAAGAGAAGATGAGATTTATGATATGAACAGATTGGATATTCGCCATCCCGGATTCCTTCCTAATGGAAAAACTGTGAGGATATTAAATGAATAGTCTGTCTGTTAAAATTGGCAGTTTAACATTTTCAGATTTTGAGGAAGTGTTTATCAGGAAGTCCATGGAGACTCTTTCTGGAATTGCTATCTTTAATACTGCAAATTTCTTCCAGCAGGAACAAAAGAAACTTGATATCCATTTTGAATATTCGTTTGATGCATTTATAAATAACACTTCCGTCATTAAAGGAAAAGTTGAAATAATAAAATCTAAATTTGAAGAAAGCAAATCTTCTGTTGAAATTGGAGGAAGGGATGCAACTTCTATTCTGGTTGATTGTGATTGGGATAATTCTGTTAATGAATGGAAAAAACAAACCATTCTCTCATTAGTAAATACAATTTGTGGAGCATTTGGCGTCTCTGTCGTGATTGATGCTTCTGCTTCCGGTATTGTTTCGAGAGTAATAGATTCATTTAAAATAAATGAAGGCGAAAAAGTTTATCAAGCAATCAAAAGACTCTGTGTAGAAAATACAATTCTTCCTCTTTCCTATGGTGATGGTAAGTTGACTCTGACAAGAGTTTCAACAAGTAATTATGCAGATGAGCAATTAAAGGCTGGCAGTTATAAAATAATAAAAGGATCAAGCAATCAATCGAATATAGACAGGTTCAATTCATATACAGTTAAAGGACAGAGCAAAGAAAACGATTTCAAAGACACTGCTTCATATCTTCAGGTGTATGGGAAAGCAACTGACTCTGTTATCAAGGATACAAAAAGAAAATCAATTTACCTTTCTGACACTGAATTAGATTTTGGTAAGGCGGTTTTACAGGCAAAGAATATTAGAAATTTAAAAGCCGGATACTCGCGCCCGTATGTATTAACTGTCAGAGATTGGGAACAGTCGAGCAAAAAATTATGGAAGATAAATTATATTGTTACAGTGGAAGTTCCTTTATTGAGAGTGAAAAAACAATTGCTTATTTATCAATTAGATTTTCATTTTACAAAGGCAGAAGGATTCACAACAGATATTTATCTTATTGATAAAAACACGTATACTACAAATGATGGACAGATTAAATCGGAGTTTGATGCATGAGTGATATGATAGAGAGATTGAAAAATAAAATATATCTCATGATTGGAAGGGCAATTTTAGTTGCAGTGAATAACTCCGGGAAGACCCAAAAGGTCCAGGTGAAGGGTCTGTATAATGAGACAATAACAGATGTTGATAGAGTCCAGCCATTAGGACTGGAGACATATCCTATTCCTGATGGAAGTGGAGAGGTTGTAATTCTTTTCCCAAATGGAAACAGGGACAGTGGTATAGCAATTGTTGTAGGAAATAGGGAGGATCGTCCGAAGGATTTAACGCCAGGAGAGACAAGAGTATACTGTAAAACAATGTTAACATTAGCCTCTGGGGATGCTACGGCCTGGATGCCGAACATCATCCCTAATTGTCCGATGGTTGGTGCTCCTCATGGTGGGCCAACTGCCGGGATAGTGAAATTGAGGGGGAAATAAATTGAGTAGTCCTATTGGTGATGCAATTAAATCTGCTATCACAGCAATTATTCCTGCCACAGATAAATACGATTTCGATGTGGTGTGGGAAGAGATTGGAAAAGTTCTTGATGGTATAGCTGATACTGTTGGCGCTATAAAAATGTATGCCGGAGCAGTAATGCCTACCAGATGGTTGCTTTGTGATGGCAGAACAATTGGAAAGACTGGAAGTGGTGCAGCTCTTGAAGGAGAAGCATATCATGCTTTGTTTGATGTGATTCAAAATCTTTATGGAGGAGGAGCTGGACCGGTTTGGGATGATGGAGATGTAGTAAACATTCCTGACTTTGCTGGTATATTCCCTCGTGGTGCAGGAGTGCATCATTCATTAACAAGGGCAGATGGAACATCATTTATGGGTTCCACTGGAGCATATCAAAATGATAAGATGCAAGGGCACTGGCATTTGCTCCCAAATACTACTGGAGCAGTATCAGGCCCATTTTCAGAGGCTGCCGGTTCTTTTGTCTCTACGACTTCAAATCCTCCAATAACAGATGGAGTTAATGGAGCACCAAGAACAGGAAATGAAACTAATCCTGCAAATCTTTCTGTTCCATTTATTATTAGATATTAAGGAGAATTATGGCACAGGATATTCTTTTACAATTTGAAAAAGATTTTCTCGAAGGCGATATCGAATATCTCAACGGAGATTTAGTCAGAGAACCAGGATTGAAAACTGCTGTGATGATTTCTCTTTTTACAGATAGAAGAGCAGGAGCAAATGATGTCCTTGATAATCCTAATGATAAAAGAGGATGGTGGGGAGATTTAATCCCTGATTCTGGAGATAGAATCGGAAGTAAATTATGGCAGCACGAAAGATCGAAAGTGACTCAGGAAACTATTCTGGGCGTAAAGAAAGCGATTGAGGAATGTTTGAAATGGATGGTAGAGGATAGAGTGGCAAAAAAAATAGAAGTGACTGTTGAGAAATTTGGTGATGTAGGAAATTATAGATTGGGAGCAACCATTAAAATATACAAAAGTATAAATGGTGAAGAAGAAATAAAATTTGATGATCTCTGGGAGGCTACATAATGCCATTTTCTAAACCAACTCTTCTTCAGATAGTAAATAGAATTGTCTCAGACCTTAATGCCAGAGTGGATAATTCAAGTACCTTTTTGAGAAGGTCTGTATTTCTTATCCTCGCGCGAGTACTCGGGGGAGCTGTTCATTTGCTGTATGGATTTTTGGATTTTATGAAACGACAGTTATTTATTTCAACTGCTGATTCTGAATTCCTTACTTTGCATGGAAATGAATTTGGCAAAACAAGGAAGGCAGGAATAAAAGCAACTGGCTCAGGAAGTACTACAGGAACGAACGGGATAATAATTCCAGCAGAGACTAAACTACAAAGCGAAAGTGGAAATATTTATAGCACCATTTCTGATGTGACTGTTTCCGGTGGAGTGGCTACATTATCATTTATTGCAGATGAACAGGGAGATTCCTATAATGAATTGGCCGGGGCATCATTAACTTTTATCTCTCCTATTGCTGGAGTATCTACAATTGTTACTGTCGATTCTGCTGGAATTATAGATGGGGTGGATGAAGAGAGTGACGATGCTTATAGAAATAGATTGCTGGCACGTAAACGTCAACCACCTCATGGTGGAACTGATTTTGATTATGTAGATTGGGCATTGGAAGTTTCTGGCGTTACGCGTGCATGGTGCATTCCTCTTTATCAGGGAGTTGGTACTGTTGGCCTTGCATTTGTTAGAGATGATGATGCTTCAATTATTCCTACAGAGGATCAGCGTCTTGCTGTTTATAATTATATTCTTGAGCATACTGATCCAGTCTCCAGTTTCTTGATTGGCATTCCTGTTACTGTCACTCCTGGATTTTTTGTTATTCCTGTTTCTGCTTTGACTGTAAATTTTAATCTTCAAATTGAACCTGATACAGCAGTAGTTAGAGCATCGATAACTGCTCGCCTGCAAGATTTATTTAAATCAATGGGTGGTCCTGGAGAAACAATTACTATCTCTCAAATGTATGAAGCAATTGTTTCTGCTGTCGGAGAAGTAAGGACTAAAATTATTTCTCCTGCCGATGATATGGCTGCTTCAGTTCAACAGGTTCATGTTCTTGGAGATATTTCATTTGGAGCATATCAGTGATTGGCAGAAGCGATTCTGAATATCAGAAACTATTCCAATCTCTTCTCCCCAAAGGAAAAATTTGGAACAGAAGAACTGATTCTGTTCTTGGAAAATTTCTTTTAGGACTTGCTGGGGAGATGGCAAGAGTAGATGCACGATCATTTGATTTATTTAATGAATCTCTTCACAGCAAAGTATCTGAACTGCTTGAGGAGTATGAAAATGATTATGGTCTGCATGAGCAGAATATTGAGTTAGGAAAAACTACTGAAGAAAGAGTAGCATCTATTATTGCCAAGCTCCTTGAATATGGTGGTGCCTATAAATCATATTTTGAAACAATAATGGCTGAGCTTGGATATACAGTAACGATAGAAGAGTTCAGACCTTTTTGGTGTAATGTTGGCAGATGTGGCGATCCTGTCGGAGGATTGCTTAATCTATTCTGGTGGAGAGTTAATATTCATATCCTTGAAGGAATAAATTATAATATTGAAAAACTGATGTATGATATAAATAGATTCAAACCTGCTCATACTTCGGTATTATTTTCTTTTTATCGGATTGGAGGATTTACTTCTGGATTTAGTTCTGGTTTTGATTTAGGGAATAGAGGAGGATTTACTTCAGGATTCAGTTCTGGGTTTTGGGCAGCTATGCCTGATTTTGATAATAGTTGGGGAGGGAATGGCTATGGTAAAATAGGCGGTTCTGGTTTAGGATTTGGCAGAGGATTTAATATTGGTTTTGCCAATGCTTATGACTATGATGGTATCATGCTGGTAGGCGGATTTCATTATGGATTTGGCGTTGGATTTAATAGATACTCAGGAGGAGGATTCAGGAAAGTTTTTTCTATTGGATTCTCCCGGCCACATTAAAGGAGGAACGCAATGGCGGACACACAACGAACGCGGGCACAATTGATAGCATTATTTGCCGATAATGTGACCGGACAAATCAGTGAGCAGGACTTGAGAGATTTTCTTGTTACGCTGATGGAAGAGGAGTTTGCTAATCCTGGGGATTTCTGGAATCAGCCTACACCCATGCGAACGACCACAGACAAATCTGCAAGAGGCTGGTTGCTGTATTCACAGACAGTTTCTGAAGCTTGTTCATTCATGAACGTAATGGCGCTCGGTCCGAGCGGCACTTGACTTTTGGGTGATGCTTCACTTTCT